TCATGATCTTTCATTACCCACACGCTATATTTCTTGTTTTCTGGGGTAACATTGTTGTCGAAAAAAGGTCTGTATAAATCCATACGACTGGTTTAATTATTATACTTTTTGCTTTTTCTTTTATATAACAAAGTATATTATAGAGATTTTTTAATTACAAATATTTAAGATAATGAGTTATCAATTCGCTAACCAGCACCAATATTCAGACGATTGCGACTGTTCGATTTGTGACCAGTACGCAGAAGAAAATGGTCTTTTCGAAGACAGCCAATACGAGGAGTATTATGACCCAAATGAATGCCAAGTGGCATGTGGACATGCTTGTGCCTGTTGTGAAGAAGTAGTTGTTCCCGAAGAATACAAGGCTCAACCCACTGAAATTGTAGGAGGTTCATCCTACATCTGTGGGGGTCGTCGTGTAAAGAAAGTCAAGCGCCGTAAACACCGCGGTAAAGGTTTATCTTACGCCAAGGGCTATAAAAAGCGCGGAGGCGCGCCAGTTATTGGAGGACGTCGCCGCACCCGCCGATCTCATCGTGGTCGCGCAAGAAAACATTAATCATGTAATTTATTTATTAATTTAACGAGAAATCTATATTAAAGTATAACCCTATAAATTAAATTTATTAAGACATCAAAAATGGATAGCCAAACATTTGCCCATTTGATTGAAAGCAGTGAAGACTGCAACTGTTCGATCTGCGAGCAGTATGAAGCGGAAAATAGTAATGAATATGCCTATGAAAATAGTAATGAATATGCCGATGAAGACCAACAGGCCTGTCATGCATTTTGTACCTGTTGTGAAGAAGTAGAAGTACCAGAAAATTATAAGATCCAACCGACAGAAATTGCCGGAGGTTCGTCATATATCGCAGGTGGTAGACGCATGCGCAAAGTCAAGCGTCGTAAATCTCATAAGAAAAAAAGTGCTCATCACAGCAAAAAGGGTGGTAATGTAATCGGTGGTAAACGTAAGTCCAAATCCTCAAATCCATTTATTAGATTTATGAAGAAACACGGACCCGCACTTAGAAAAGAACATCCTAATGCCTCGCCTCAAGCTATCATGAAAGCACTTGGTAAAAAATACCGCGATGGAAAGTAACTAATATAATTAAATATATTACCTCTTTTTTTTATGCCCTCAAATATAAATCTTAACTATTTTAATATTTTCAAGTATTATGTATCCAAACAGCTCAAGCAGATCTAAGTGGGAATCTACTCCTAATTATCCCAGTTTAGTCCCAGGAATTAATAGATCAAGTCGATCTAAATGGGAAACTACTCCCGATTATTCTAAGCTAGCACCAGGCGTTAATAGGGTATATGAACAAAATTTCGGTAAAGAGCCTGGTCTTATTTCTACTACTTGGTGGAATCCAAATGACCCTAGAAGTCGCGAAGAGGAATCAAAACGTGCACAGAATAAAAAACATAGCCCTGAAGTATTTTACTACACTCTTAACATTTCCAATACAACATTATCGCCGGCTGCTCTTACAATAGCTCAAAACTTATCACAGCCAATTATTGATCACCCTGAAGATTACGAGATGTCTATTGTTCGTTTTACAGTACCTGGAAATAATCTACCTATATTTAAATTTAAGACTGGTGACGAAGAAGATCCCGATAACAATGTATATAGCATCGCGATCATATATAATAACGCAGGTGCGATAGAAAAGTACTTCTATCAATTAGAATATATTCCATCAGTATCACAACGCGACACAAGCATTAATGTGCCAGTTGACTACAACGTGTATAATTATGCCAATATGATTAAAATGATGAATAATGCATTAGGTGCAGCATTCGATGAATTTGATGGTGATTTTGCCCAAGCTAATAGAAATAAACCTTATTTTACATTTAATCCAGTAACTCAACTGATATCGTTAAATGTTAATAATTATTGGAATGTAAGCCCAATTAGTATTGCGTCGCTGGCATTAAATGATAATATGCCAGCTATTGCTAATGGTGAGGCCCAAATCTGGATTAGCGATGGTTTATATCCATATTTAAGAGGATTTAACTTATTCAAATGCACCGATGGCTATGATGATGCGCCAACCTCGAACATGTATGCATCTTATATGTTTAATTTAATCGATATTGGAGGTGTTCCAGGAGCAGCTGCTAGCACAACAGTTGTGCCAGTTGCGCAAGAATTTAACACCTTAGGTAGTTGGAATGATGTGCGAGGTATTGTTATTACGACGAATAGTTTGCCAATCTTAAAAGAACAATTCCCTATTATCAGCACTGATCTAGATAACCAAGATATATTTAAGGCAAATATTAACGTCAACGGCGCCTTTAACACTAGCAATGTTATTAGCGACTTTGTAGTTACTAATAATGGACCTGATCTATTCCAGCCACTTGAGTATCTCCCAACAGCTGAATATAGAATGTTTGCTATGACAGGTAGTGCACCCATAAGAATAATTGACTTGCAGTTCCAGTGGATAGATAAGAATAATAGATTCAACCAACTCTATTTAGGCGCAAATGATTGTGCGACTGTTAAAATGCTTTTTAGAAAAAAAAAGAACTGTTGTTAATTTCAATAATATAGGTAATGATATGTAGATTCAGTTTTTGTAATATTCTGCCCGGTACAACTCTTTCCTATTATCTCCTTCATAGTTCTGGTAAATTTCTGTTTAGTCATATCTTTTAGTCTTTCCATATTATTTTTTTCGCAATACTCTATAAATCTATCATATAATGGTACCGCCCCTATTCCACGGCCTCTATTATTTCTATTTATAGTAAGTTTCTCCTCATTTAATAGCCAACTGTAGAGTATTTTACTAGCTTCAGTCTCTATAATGGGGCCATCAATATCATCAGACGAATATATAATATAGGACTTGCTAATAGTTCTTTTTCCTTCAGCTGCCCTATAGCGTTCAAGGCCAGGGCATACAAAATAACCTATTTTTTTATCCATATCATAATAAACCTTTATGCCTTTTGGCTCAACTATATGATTGGTACTACATGCTAAGCATCTAAATATCCCTAGGCCAGTAAATGTAAGTGATATAACATGCTTCTGTACATCTTCACCAGCCCGATATTCACTACTAGTTTTAGTTTTTGTGTGTTTAAGTGTCGGATAGATCTCATTAAACTTACTAACTAATTGGCTAATAATTTTATAGTTTTCCTCAACTGAGTCAATTATACTTAGATCGATCTCACCACAAGCCATTTTTTAATAATATGCCTTTTATATTTTATTGCTGCCTATATAGATCCTCCCATTTTTATTTTATTAATATTTAACAGTAATATTTAGCGGTAGTAGTTAGCGCATCGATGTCAGAAGTGCAGTCGGTAATATTTGATCGTTCACTATGGTCTCAGGCTCAGGCTAAAGCATGGCTTAAGAAACATGGATTTATTGTAGCCAAAATTGATAAGAAGAAACATTTTTATCGATTCCGTCAAATGGATACACACTATTTTGACCATTATATAACAAAAAAATTAGATGACGGAGTCGAACTGATCATAGGGTTTCCTAAACCAGAATATAAAGGGTCTGGTATGATAGGATTGCCTATGTTTCATTATCCGGCCGTTATCTATCCCGGCAATATAATGCCGATGTTTCATTATTAAAGCTTCTCACGTTCTATAACATTAGGCAGATAAACCCCGTGGTCATATAATATGATAGAGGGATATCCTTTAAAGAAAGTAACAGCTCTTGTATTAAGAGTATTTACATGTCTAACTTGTTTTGTTAGAAAACCTGCATAGTTTTTAAGGAAAGAATCCGTAGATTTAATATTAGCAGCAGGAAAGAAAGTAATATTAGTTGATTCATTTAGAATATTACGAGTATTTTTATAGTCCATTAATAGATGCGTTGTAACTACAATATATATATTATTATGACGCCCATCGTGCATAGCTTCATCAAGCAGCGCAACTATTTTTTTTACCATAGCATCAGGTAATTTAGCTATATCATCAAAAACAATCAGACAGCCTGCAAACATCTCTATTTTCAATGGCACTTTCATAAATTCATCATTAAGCTCAACGAACTGTGTGCGAGGATTCTGGGCGGCTCGACCGAAGCTTTTATCATTCTTGATTTTGCTAAATATGTATATGTTTCTATCAGGGAATATTTTACTGAAATCCTCGATATATTCATCAGCTTTTGTTGTCTTACCAGAGCCCTGAGGACCGCTGATATATACAATGTCACGTGTTAGCGTGTTTGGGACCATACGGAACGTACCGTTATCTTTTACATTTGAAAATCCTTTGCTATCTTCAGCGAGATAGACGATTTTACCAGCATTTTTGCCATCAGCAATGTAAGCTAATGGGCGACCTTCTTTAAGATTTAGACTCATTGGCGGCTATAATAGATAAAAATGGAGTAAGCTCAAAACAGCCTGTTAAATTTTTCACTACGCGTATAACTAAGACTAGATAATGCAGAAAAAAATAATTAATGTGTTCCAGATAGCTCTATTAGTGCTGGAAGTTGATTTCAGGCTCTTGGAGTTGAACCTGTTCCACTGAGTAAGGTACTAATTCTACTTGACCCGTTACAGTTAATGAAGGAGCTGGTAATGGTTGAAGAAGATTTAATAACTGTTGAAGTCTAGTTTGATCCAGAGACTGTAATTGCTGCATAAGATCCTTATTTTCAACTGGTTTAGCATTCATAACAGATTGATCGTAAACCATATTTTTAGCTCTTTCCTGTCTAACTTGAGCAAATCTTTGCATAAGATTACTTTTTTTCACTTCAGGTGATATCTGTATAGTATTGGGCTTTACTTTATAGCCAGAAGCCCCATCATACGCAGTTAGTGGATTCCTACTAACTGCGTATGAAACAGGATTTTCACTATTCATTTTAATCATAGCATCGTATTTTTCAGCAGCTTTATAGTGACGTTCGGCCATACGGCGCTCGGCTTCTTCGATAAATTTAGGATCGTGGAAGGGATTAGGCCTAACATTAAATGACTTAGGAGGCTCTTTATTCTCAATTACAGCCATATTAGAGGTTTGCATAAAAGCAGAGCTTGGGGTTTGTACGGTAGATAGTTGCATAGTTAGGTTTGATAAGCTTATAAATGTTTCTATATGATAGAGTTTAAAATATAAAATCAAAAAAATAAATACATAATTCGCAGCCGGTCATTTATGATTGTTCTACAATGAAATAAGCTACGATACTTGAATCAGCTATACCTGCTGAACTAACTATTTCAAATGATGATCCTGGAATATTTAAAGTGCAATTGAGAAACCCTGGAGTACCACCGAGCTGATTAACTGTAAGAAATATTCTACTATTTGCGGTTAGAGTAACTCCAGTGACTGTTGCTGATCCACTAACCAACGTAGCTAACCCAACCCGACCGCCAGCGCCACCTTTTACAACCAACCCTTTGCCAGCTGTACTAACATTAACATTACCAGTACTCAAGGTAAGATCGTTAACATTGCTAATGCTGCCTCCTTTCATATCGAGGGTGTTTGAACCATCAAGGGTTACTGCACTACCTCCATTTACACCCATCCAGAGTTTTTTACCAACAGTTTCATTCTTCAATATGATATCACCAGCGGCTGTTCCAGTGAAATAATTATCAGCACCACTTGCTACAGTGAGTGATCCTTCTTCAGCAGTTCTACCAACCCCAACACCGCCGTAGTTAGCAGCGTTTCCGGTTAAAAATAGACCCGATACCCCATTTGCAGCAGGATCTGGCTGGCTAATTAATGGTTTAGATGTAGATACGTATGCACTAGTCATTGTGATTAATGGAACTGCTGAACCAGCCGATGCAACTCCTAACCGAAGTATACCAGCTCCTGAAGCACTTTGATTGATATTTTGAGCAGAAATAAATGCGCTTATACCATCTGCTGAATTTTTAAATGCTATACTTTCGTAGTTATCTACAGTATTGTTACTGTTCTGCAATTGTAATACACTGGGCGTTAGAAAATTAGATGTTGATGATCCATTACCAACCATCTTAGTAGTAACTGCATCAGCTGTTGATTCTTGTACAAGTAGCTGATAACTATTATTATGGGCAGTTCCTATGCCGACTGATCCTGCTACATCTACATAGCCAGCAATCGTTAAGCTTTCCATGGATAAATTATTAACAGAGATATCTTCTTTCCTTCCGCCAAGCCCATCGACTTCGGCGAATGTAGATAATGACACTAAATGATTAAGCGACATTGAGGGCGTCTTGTATTATTAATTTTGTTTTTATTTTATAAAATTAAGTTGACAGTAATATATTAGAAGTTTTTATTTTATAAAATAAAGTATATTATTATACACCTAATTATCATTATAATGACGCATCAAGAAAGTACTATTATGAAACATTTATTGTCTACCTCTCGTGCCGAGGCTAACCACGATCAGAAACTGGCAGAAGAGTTTGTTAGAAAATATCCTGAACTTTCCAGCAAAATGTATGGCAGCGAAGATGTCCGAGGCGGTATGATGCCTGGCCAAGATCCTGCAGCCCCGCTAGGAATTGATAATGCAGTTTATCGTATCTGGGATCCTCGTCAAAAGATTAATACAGCCCGCCATCTCTGTATCTATCAAGGAGGTAACAATACTAATGTTGTTCAGATCCCAGCTACTGGTGTTAGCAATAGTCAACTTCAGTGGAATTATCCAGTCCCAAGCAATGTTATTGTTGGAAATGAGTGGATGGCTCAAGTAAACGTGACTTTCACTTTTACCGGAGTTGGTTATAACGGCGGTCAATTACTTGTGTTCGGAAAGTATGATGGTGTCCGTGATCTTCCATTGCATAAGGTTACCAACAGTATCACTAATAAAATGAATAACCAAACATTTACAGTTAACCCATCCCAATATATTGATGCGCTCAGCCGTTATATCTCTGATCACGACCGTAATAAATATTTCAGCGGTACCGGTGCTATGGCTGATCAATTCTTCAATTATGCCGATGCAAATAGCTTAGGTAGTAACAGAAACCCTCTCGCATTCTATGGAGAAAATACTAAAATGGCCCCCCGTGGTAGCTTGCAATATAATATTATGACCAATACAAATACATCTGCTACTGTTAATGTTACGATCGTCGAGCCGTTATTGATTAGTCCCTTAATGTATGGTCGCGACGGTGATAATCATTCAGGATTCCCCAGTTTACAAAATATTAATCTCTTAATGCAATTAGGTGATCTTTCACGTATGTGGAGTCATGGTTATGCATCTGACAACGGTACTATTAGCTCTATAACTGGTAAGATCGAATCAGCATATCTCAATATCGTTCAAATCACACCTGACCAAAACCTCAATCCCATTAGCTTTGACAGACCTTATATCTTCAACTATAACAATTTAACTGCATATCCTAATCTTGCAACGGAAATTAAGGCAGATGGTGTACCTGTAACATTAGTCAGTGGTCAACTCCAGGTTAATGCAATTCCATCGCGCATTTATATTTGGGCTCGTCAACAAGATTCTGACCGTGATTCAACAACATCTGATACATTTGCGGTTTTTAAGAATGTCTCAATTACCTGGGATAATCAGAATAGTTTACTTGCCAATGCTACTTCCAATGATTTATGGCGTATGTCTGTTAAAAACGGTTTGCAAATGAGCTATCCTCAATGGTCTACCTATACCGGCGGTGTGTTATGCGTTGAGCTTGGCAGTGATATTGGATTGCTTCCTAACCAAGCACCGGGTTTAACAGGAAAATATCAATTATCTGTTAAAGGAGATTTTTTCAATCCGTCGAACTATGCCGGTAGTAGTGCACCTGCTACAGTTAAATATGTTTTATATGTTCTCCCAGTTATTCCAGGTAGTGCTGTATTCCAAGGCAATACCTGCAATATTAAAGAAGGTTTATTTGAAAGTTCAGAAGAAATTCTTGCCGCTAATTACTATGCTCCAGTTTACTCACGCCATGATTCTGTTCATTCTAGCATGTATGGCGGTAATTTCCTCGGAGATATCTGGGATACTGTTAAGGACGTTGGCAGAAAGATTGGCAGTGTAGTTCTACCAGTTGCTGACAAAGTAAGCGGATTCCTTGCTCCCCAGTACAATCCAATTATTAAAGGAATCCGTGGTATTACTGGATTAGGAGCACCAATTGGCGGTCTTAGACACCGCATGTATGGTCGCGGTCTAGAATTTAGTGGCGACGATGAGCAAACCGAACAACACGAACAAGCCCCGCAATCACACCAATTGCCAAACGGCCTTAAAATGATTGGAAATTCCTATGTATCACCTAACTTTAACCAATTTGCCAATCAAGATTATCTAGCCCAACACAGACAAATGATCAATACTAATATTCCCGGCGCTACTATGACTGGAATGGCAAGTGTTAATTTCCCATCCAATGTTTCGCGCAATAATGGTGCTGCTGAAGTGCAAATGCTCCAAGCCCATGCCCAACAAGCCTACAACAATAGTTTAAGCCAAGGACCAAAATCCTTGATGAATAGCATGGCGAGCGAACGCAATTATGCCGCAAACCCTGAATTATATACTCAGCAATCCACGGCAAGCTTTCAACCACCATATAACAAATATATCCAAGGACCCTTAAGACCTCAACAATACCGACCTACAAGAGTTCCCGTTCAAGCTTCTGGAGGTTGTGATGATTGTGTAGGTTCAGTCAGCAAAAATGAATTGCGCGAACGTTTAATGAATCCTCCTCGAGGCAATGGATTAAACTTTGAACCAAAAGACGAAACCCGTGAAGAAGCCGATCGCCGCTTATTCGAAGAAATGGGAGTTCGCCAATAAACAATCAAAATCATCGCCAATCTAATTAATCTTTTTTTTCAACTATTATTATTAGGCGTTTGATATAATCGCCTAATAATTTATATCCACCAACTACAAACGATGGAAGATCTAATAAGAAAGAACTATAGCATAGCGCTATCACTGCAAGATTTAAAAAAAATATGCAATGGAAAGGTCAATATATTCCTATATACTGATCTTGCTAAAGCACAACATATTGATGAATTGTTCCATCCATATGGCTGTTTCATAGTTTTATATCAGCAGAAACCAAACTATGGCCATTGGGTCACGGTAAATCGAGTTGATAAAAATACTATCGAGCACTTCGATCCATATGGCATTCGACCCGATGAGGAGTTCAAAAACCACAACCCAATGAATTTGCCACTGTATCTTAGTACACTAATTACTAATTCTGGGTATGAAAGAACTATATACAACCAATATCAACTGCAAGGCAAGGATAAAAACGTAGCAACCTGCGGTAGATGGGCGGCTGTGCGAGTCCTAATGAGAAAAAAAAGACTTTCTGAGTTTACTGACTTATTCCATGGTCAGAAACTTGAACCAGACTTTTATGTAACTGCTATTACGCTAGGATTTGCCTAGAGAGTAAGCTCGTGTTTTAGACTTAGTTTTTGCGCAAACCCATCAATCATTTCAGCCATATATTTTATTTTGTCTTCGTTTGCTGCTTGACATTTCTTGAGATAATCGATTTCTTCGGTTAGTTTAAATACGTCATTGTCTCTCGCAATTTGTGCTTTGTACGCCTGGAAATCATCCATTATTTTTTTTAACAAATCAGCTAACGGCAGATCATTACCATAAACAGTAGGATCATAGTTATACATGAATCTATGATCTAATAGCTCAAAATATTTGAATAGTTCTTCAAATATCTCAGAAGGGGGTTTCGCTGAAAAGGTGATCAGTTTATTAATTTCTTCTTTTAGTTTATATGAATAATCATAAAATTCTCTCTCAAATTGTTTCTTTGTTTCTTCCTGTGTTTCGTGATATTTAGCATAGCGAACTATATTACCAAACAGTATGTTATGGTTTCGTTGCACAAATTTAGGAAAATCTTGCCATTTATATTCAACTGATATAGATTTATTATATGATCCTCCATGCAAACTGCCACCAGTTGCCAGTTCTTCCCATTTTTTTTCATTTGCATTGCTGCGATCATATTCACTCACTACTTGATCATATGTAATACCTTGGCATTTTTTCACTTCGCCTTTGACAATGCTGGCAGCTCTTTCTCGGGCGGGTTTAGATCCTCCGAAGTTAGCAATCATTGACCACATTGATGGGGTAGGTGATGATACGCGTGACATTCTCTTATAAATTTTCTTATTCTTGTGTTTATAATAATAAAAAAATAAATTTTCAAATTAATAATTAATTATTATTCTAGCTTACGGGACAGAGCTCTGTGTGCATATGGCAGCAGTGTAGCGCCAATTACAGGCATAATAAAGCCAATAATGATATAGCTAATAGAAAGAAAATAAAACGTGCTGCGTTCATTAGACTGGTGACGGTTCTCAAACAATATGTCGACTATGCTTAAAGCTAACAGAGTAAAGTAGATGAATAAAGTGGTCTTATCAGACATTGGGATGATGAGCGAATATAAAAAAATAGGTCTGTATAATAAGTCCAAGATAATAAGCTTAGAATAATAAATTAAATCTGATAATAAACAGTGCCGACATAGATGTATCGACGGCTATCACGATTAGTACTAATAGTACCAGCGCCAGCTAATCCTACAAGAGTAGTTCCGACACCAGCACTTACTGTAATATTATTTGTTCCAGCTGTACCACTAGCATCAGTTACAATAAACATTTGTCCTTGGTTAGGGCCTGGAATAAGCAATGATGGGGCCGCAGCAGCTGGCAATGTAACTGTAACAACACCGCCTGTGGTATTAACGGGAATCCAAAAATCATTGGCAGAAACTGTATAGTTCGCAGTTTTAGCAGTCGTAATATATCCAGCGCTAAATGCTTGTACTGATGTATTGCCAAATTTAGGAACTTCAAGACGCCCTCCTAAGTATGCTTCACCTGAAGCCGTTGTAAATGCGGCTGGTGCTAGACTGTGGTTTAAAGACATTATAATGAGCTTGTAATAATTGCTTTTAATAGCGAAAAACTTTAATGAAATCAATATATATTATTTCTAATCTTAATTTTTGTAAAATAATAATAAATACAGGGCTCATGTCTCTAAATCACGTAGTGAACTTATCTCAATTCTCTACTGCAGATGAATTAGGCGGACGTTTAGAAGATGTTCATTTCAACAATTTACTAGCTAATGAATTTTATGTCGATAATGTTGATGTATCCGGTAATATATTGCTTGGACCAACTACTGAGATAAAACAAAACTCTAGCACTATAACGCCAACTACATTTGGATATCTATCACAGATAAATCAAAATCTAGCAACTAGTGCATCGCCAACATTTACCCAGGTTAATGCAAATCTCAATGGTCAAGTTACTGTCGGTGAACAAAAAAGTATTATAAGCCTCCCACAATTATCTATAATACAGGAACAGGCTGTGTCTCCAAGCGCATGGCAATACGTTAATACAATGAACCAGGGTGTTTCTAGCACAGCCAATGTTGCTTTTGGAACTCTCGAAAGTAAAGCAGCGTCGGCAACAGCCGTTACTATTAAAACCAGCGGTGGTACATCAATTATGGTCGCTGATACGATTACGCCTAGGGTTACATTCAATACTGATGTGGTTGTGAACGGCAATATAACCTATAATACAATTACCGAGCTCAAAACAACTGACCCTATGATTGCATTGGCCGATGGTAATTTAACGAATACTCTTGATATTGGGTTTTATGGTACCTATAGCACTAGTCCACCGACGCCAATTTATACTGGTTTATTCCGTGACCATACGAATAGTCTATGGACATTCTATGATAATTTAGCTACCGAGCCTACCGCAACAGTATCATCAGGCTACACTCTTGGTAGTCTAAAATATGGAGCTGCCTATCTAAACGATGGTACAGTCGGTGCTCCCTCAGTCAGCTGGCTAAATGATAGTGCGAGCGGGTTATATCGAATTGGTGCTAATAATTATGGATATTCCATTGCTGGGGTTAAAATACTTGATATAAGTGCCTCGGGACTTAGTAGTTTGACGCTGCTACCGGTGGCCGACAACACCTATAATCTTGGATCAGCGTTGTTAAGATACACCAACGTTTACGCAACCACGGTAACATCCACTAATCTAGCTGGCACACTTACCACATCAGCGCAGCCAAATATAACAACATTAGGTGGACTGACTAGTATACAAAGTCAATCAATTGCTAGTACAGCCTGGCAGTATGTTAACGTTTTAAATCAAAGCGTTTCATCAAGCGCCAGCCCGAGTTTTGTTAGTGTAACCGCTGCCTTGGTGGGTAATGTTACTGGGAATGTCTCAGGAAGTAGTGCAACTGTTACCTCGGCGTCGCAACCAAATATAACAACACTGGCCAATTTAACTAGTATACAAAGTCAATCTGTCGCAAGTACAGCCTGGCAGTATGTTAACGTTTTAAATCAAAGCGTTTCATCGGTTGCAACTCCAGCATTTGCGGGAATAGTAGTAAATTCATATGATCTAACGACTGCCGCACGCTATCTAATTACAATAAATCAAGATATGGGAACTTCTAACAGCCCGAGTTTTGTTAGTGTAACCGCTGCCTTGGTGGGTAATGTTACTGGGAATGTCTCAGGAAGTAGTGCAACTGTTACAGCATCAGCACAGCCGTCAATAACAACACTGGCCAATCTTGCTAGCGTTCAAGGCCAGGCACTTGCATCGAGTGTATGGCTATACGTGGCTGGAATGAATCAACCCGTTTCGTCGGGGGCTAGTCCATCATTCGCCAATATAACATCAGTCGGTAATGTTGTCACAAATAGTATTACTACATCAGCCGGGGCTCTTACAGTCCAACCAGCTAGTGGAAGTGGTATTACAACTAATTTAACTGGCTCCGAGTTTAAAATAGTAACAAGCGCTGGCAGCACACTATTTGTTGGTGGTGGGGCTACACCTGATCTATATATTAATGCGTCAGGCAATGTATCACTGGGAACTTCAAGCAATCCTGATGCAAGAAAATTATATGTATCAGGCGCTATTCAGTCGACAGGGTTGCTGTACAGTACTGGGTTATCTGTTAATGCTAGCGCCTCTGGATCTATGGCAAGCTTTTTAACAGGAAATACCTCAAATTTTGGAAGTATAAGTGTGGGGCGAGCGGCGGCTGAAGCAGAATTCGGTATACCAGCTGCGGCAGGTAATTATTTCTCTAATTCGGCAGTTGGCGATCTTTGCCTAAGAATAACCGATTCATCTAAAAGTGTACGAGTAGGAGCTGGATCAGGTGCGGCTATTCTCAGTGTCGGCAGTGCGTCTGCGGTGATGGGTGGTACGCTAGACCTAAATAGCAATAATATTACCAATGGAGGCACAATTACAGCCACTACTCTGGCTGGTACGCTCAGCACAACAACTCAGCCAAATATATTGGCTATTGGAGCAACTAATGGAATTAATATTAATGGATTTAACAGTACTGGTGCTTATGGCTGCTCAATTAGCGCAACAAATACAGCTGTAAGTAGCAATTATCAATATGGTTTGGTTAATTCTATGCAATTTAATCCATCATCTGATGTAAGCGCTGATATTAGAGTTATCAGCTCGCAACCTGATATTAGGGCAGCGGGTGGCATTACAATTAACCGAGCTTGCGGCATGTATGTTTATAATTATGTTGGAAATAATACTGGCACTATTAGCAATGCATATGGATTACTTGTAGATACTGGTAGCTCAAATACTGGAACTGTAACTAATGCATATGGTGTTTATATAAATCAACCCTCTCACGGTTCACAAGCAGTTGGCTTATATGTGAATGGCACGTCGATATATACTAACGTAGCTAGCTTTACCAGCGATGTGTATATGACAGCCCTGCCTAGCAGCACGCAGGCTAATTTACAAATAAATCTAGCTACTGGGCAACTCAGCAAACCAACCAGCTCAATGCGATATAAAACCAATATAGTTGAGTCAAAAGTCGACACGTCGCTTATTTATGAAACTGTCGCTAAAGAATTTGATTATCTTCCTGAAAATAGTGGTATACATGACTGTGGATATATTGCTGAAGATTTAGATGCGATTGGATTAGGTAATCTAGTTAATTATGATGGTCTAGGAAGGCCTGACAGTATTAAGCTC